AGGAGGTATTGACATTAATCCTATTAGAGCTTCTAATGTTGACTTAATTGATAAGTCAGTAATCGATACAGAGATTCCTTTTGAGAGGACAGGTAGGCAGTAATATCATAAAAAGTGGCAATTCTTAGTTGCACATCTTCTGAGAATTGCCTACTATGATATAGATGCAATTAGAACACTGGAAGAAGGTAGCTATACTGCAAGCTGAGATCGCACACCATCTCGCTAACATAAAAACAAAAAAATGGGCAATTCGCGACTATAGACGTTGCACTGCTCCTGATAAAGAGGAGATGATCGAACAATGTAAGCGTTCGTTAGATAGTTCGAAAAAATGGATGAAAAATATCGATCATCATTGGAAAGCATTACGACATAATTAATATAAAGGAAAACCTCAGCCTTGCGGCTGAGGTTTTTTTGTGATCGTAATTTAGGTACGATTAGAAGTATACAACGCTAGAAGCAGGAGTAAACGCAGTACCTAAGCCCTTGACAATGACCAATGTGTAGTACAAGTTAGCACCGAAGATGTTGTCAACAACACCGTAACGGGTAAGCAAGCCTACGCGTGGAGCGAAGTCATTAGGACCAATTGTACGTTGAACCATAACTGGGATGTACGGACAGTAGATAATACCTGTGTCGTAGAACTCAGGGCCCTTATAGCCTAAGAGAGCATACTCAACAGTTGTTCTTCTGCCAGCGAGGTTCTGAGCATCGGTTCTTGTGTCACGATAGACTTGGAATCTACCGCCAACAGAACCAACCTTAGCAACACCAGTTGGCTGAGTATTAACATTACCGTCAACTGTCATCCAGCTGAATTCTGGAAGTGCTTCAAGGATAGCGCAAACTCTAGGAGTAGCGATAATGAAGTTAGCAGCACCTCTTCTGTTACGTACAGCAATTCTATTTGCTTCAACAATCAACTTCTGATAGAAGTCTCTGTTTCTTTCAGCTAACCAACGGCCGTCAGCAGCAGAAGCAGACCATGTGGTTAAAGAACCGTTAGAAGCATAACGTAAGCAAACTTGGATCATTCTGATGACCATTTCACGGTCGATTTCAGCCTGTAACTCATAGCTCATTGCATTGGTTAACTCGGCGTCAATATCAATACCGTTCATGTTCTTAAGATCCTGCTCGAGCTCAACTGACCAACGAGCTGCTAATCTACGTGTACCAGCTTCAACAGCTGTCTTCTCGAAAGAGATAGAAGCTGTAGGAATTCTGGATGTGAATTCGTAGTTAGCTAATAACTGAGCAACACCCTGATCTTCTCCGATAATTTCGAAGTTAGTATCAGATTGGTATGCAGCTAAGTCAGCAGAAGAAGCACCAGTGAAGCGAGTATCAAGATAGTTGTAACCCAATTCACCAGAAACAGTGTGACCGAAGGAGCCGTTGTTAACAACACCAGCGGCGTCATCCTGCCATGGATATGGAGGAACTGTACCGTTGTTGTCATTGTACTTACCGGAGATCTGATCACCTAAGACATCGTTGTCATACTTGTAACGTAAAGCGAATGCTAATCCAACAGGACCAGACATTGGCTGAACACCAACGATTTCATTTGTGATTAACTCAGGGAAGGTACGACGGATCATCGGGATGAGGATCTTAGGTAAGCGAGCGTCACCTGTAGCGTACCAATCTGCATTGGCATCACCAGAAGCATTACCGACTGCGCCACCGTAGGAGCCCATACCACCTGGGGAATAAGCACCGCCAAAGACACCACCGGTGCCACCAGCTAAGTTTGCGTTTTCTTCAATACACCACTTCTCTTGGTTTTCAAGAAGGATTGCCGTGTTAAGACGAGTGTGATCGTCTTCGATATTTCTTACGTTCTTGGAACTAAAGTCAAGAACAGGAGACCATTTCTCTAAGAGAGCTTGAGCTCTATCTGGAGAAATATAGGACTGTGATGGTTTAATTTTGTTCATATATTTAACTTTTTAAATTTTAAAAATAAGCTTTTAACTTAATCAGGCTTGTGCCTCAACAATAAATTTTTTAATTAGAATCTACCGAGCTCATCCATATAAGTTCTTGTTAATGGATGGTCAGGAGTACCGTTAGCACTTTCTTCAACAATTTCTGTGCTTTCTTCAACTACTGGTCTATCAACCTTAGCGGAAATAGACTGCTCTTTAGCTTGCTCGGTT